AATACAACTAGTGCTATAGCAACCCAGATAAAAGCACCAGTAGGGTTATACTTTTTCATAACTGTCTCCTTTGTTGGTTAATCAAAACTACATATACATAGTACCATAACTAATCAATAATGCAAGTTCTTTTACAAGTTACTTACCCCCAATAAACTATTAAAGTAAATCCATGTGTTATCTATTAATACAAATAACTTGACAAAGGTTTTAATTTATGTTAGAGTGGTTTTGTAAGTGGGATTCCTACTTACAGTTTTACAGTTCTTTAACAACAAAGGAGAAACAAAATGGCTTTAATAAATAAAGCAAATACAAAAGCAGCACTCTTGCAAATGTCTCAAGAATATAGAAACGGAAAATTTACTAGAGTTTCTAAATCATTGTTAGATGAGATTGAGATACAACAAAGGTTGCTAATGATTGACATAGTAAAGAGACACCCTAGTATCGGAGTTACTTTAACTAAATAAATAAGGGGGGAAACCCCCTTGTTTTAACAAAGGAAAAAAAATGCAATCATTAAAAGAACTAGAAATACAACGAAAAGAGTTAAATGAAGGCAAAGATTGTGCAATTGTTTCATTTGCTCTAGCAACTGGTACTGAATATAAATCTCTTGCAAAGTTAAGTTACAAACTTGGCAGAAAAAAAGCACGAAGCACTTGTTGGTCTATTGTATCTAAATTAGAAAAAAAGTTTAAAATGAAATATGTTCCTTACAAAAGGATGCAATCTAAAAACTTTTTAAAAGATGCAGAATTTTTAAAAGACCCAATCGTTGTTAGTGTTAGAGGTCATATGTTTGTAGCAAAACAAGGTAAACCTATATGGGGACTATGGAAAGAAAAATCTATAGTTAAAGGTTATTATGTTAAGAAGTAATTTAAGGGAGCTTAATTGCTCCCTTTTTTTTAACTTAAATCAACTATCCTAGAAACCCATTTATTATTTTTTTTATGCCACCCCTCTACTAAAATTGTCCAATTAGCTTTTCTTAAAAAAGGCAGTGCTTTTGATTCTGTAATTTTTTTAATTCTAGCTGATACATTGCTGTAGCTTGTAACTTGGATTCCATAAGTGTCTTTATCTTTAATAGCAATAATGTCTAAAATAGAAAAGCAATCGTGTCGTTTCTTGGAAAAAAAATTATAGTGTTCAACTACTTCCACTAAATCAAAATTTTCTTTTTTTAGTCTGGCTAGAGTTCTTTGTGTCGGAGACATCTTTATCCTTAAATTGTTTATCGTTAGGTTTATTATTAAATATTCTATCCCAGTTTGCTTCCACTAATTTTGTATTTTCTTTTCTACGACCTGAACCTTTACCCATTACAATTCCTTTTAAATTTACAATATGGTTTAGTAACTTGGTATCTAAAAGACCCATTACTCATGTCTATATTTCTAATTGGTGTACCCTCTGGTATTGGAGCATACTCTTTAGTTAAACATCTAAAGCCATTGTAATTTTCATTTTCAAAAAGAAAATAATGAACCTGTGCAACTTCGCAAGATTTAAAATGACCTATATACTTTTCATCTAAAGCTGTGTTGCTTACTAATAAAACAAATGCGTATTCAACCATAGTTATTTCTCCATTAAAAATTCATTATTACTTGCGTTGATGGTTTGTGGGTAATTTCATATTTGTTTGTTTTCCCTTTTGGGTAAGGTTGTATTTCATATTTAAGTTTACTTTTTAAAATCTTTTTGTCATTCTTTGAACCATGAAAAATAATATATCTGTGTTTACGACTTCTTTCTATGTAATAAAAATCATCACCATATTTTTCTTTTATTTTTTGTAAAGTCATACCATCACTAATTGTTTTGCTATGTTTATGCTCTAAACCTTTAATTGCCCAGTCAACTCTTTTTTCAGATAACCCAGTATATAAAAAGTTTGTTGCTTGATAAACATAACCTACATGACCTTGTTTGTTATCAGCATAACTTACTACAATAGTTGGTTTAGGTAATTGTTTTATAGAACCTGAAACTAATTTACTAGCTAGGTTTTTATGATTATCTAAAAGGCAAAGTCTATTTAACTCTAAAACTATTTCTGAATATTCTTTTCCACAAATTCCCATACATAAGCTTGGGGATGCTGGTATGCCATATGTAATTACTCCGACAAGTTTGTTACCATCATACAACCCAAATGCTTTCATAATCTGGGGTATTCGTTTTGCATAATGAACATTAAGTAGCCAGTCATAAGTTTCTTTAGATTCTATAGGAATTACTTTCATAAATTATCCAACACCCATTCTAAAAGTTCTGTTTCAGTTCCATACTTCTCTTGCCAAGTCTTTGGTGCATGATGAAATCCATCCTGACCCTGATGATGTTCCCAACAAAGTGGTAGCACCATGTAATGACTATTCTTTTGTCCTGCACCCATCCCTTGTCGGATATGGTGGCAGTTAGCAGGTGGTGCATCATCTATCTCATAATGCTTTCTACAAATAACACAACCAAAGCTACTTATTTTGTTAAGCCAATTTTTTTCATCTTTAGTCTTTGATTTCTTCTTCGCCAAGTTTGAATCCATATCCTCTTGCAAACTTTTTAACTTTTTCTAGGTACTCGTTAAATTGTTTTACATTTAATTTAGTAGTACTACCAATAGTCATTACCTTTAAATTTTTTATCTGTTTTTCTTCAGATAGTAATTTATATAATAACACTTCGTGCATTTCATTTTTGGACTTTAATCCAAAGTAATCTGCTAACTCGGTAACAAGTTTCCAATAGTATTCATTTTGGTCTAGTGAACGAATAGATTTATATGGTTTTACTGTTACAGACCACAATTTGTCTTGGTCTAGTTCTTTTAGTTTGCCAACTAATCCATTCAAATTATTTTTGTTTAATGTAAAGTTCATGCAACCCCTCTCATTTTTTTAATTAAACCTTGTAGCTTTTCTGATATTTCTTTTCTTTTTTCTAATGACATAGATTTGTATGGTATTTTCTTTGCAACTTGTGTATCTAATTTTTTTTGTCTACAAAGTAAAATAATGTCATGTGGTGTAGGAAATTTATTAGAAGTTGTAGTCCAACTATCAAATGCTTGATTAACAATTGGCATATCGTAACTTTGTAATTTTAACCACCAAACCCTTAATAGATTTTGGTCGGCATGATTTCTATTATAAATATCAAATACAGTATCTAACATTTCTTTAAATTGTTTTTTGTTTTCGTTATTCAAAATGTTATCTCCTCTGCTCTTTCATCTAACCATCTTTTACCATTTATGTAAGTAGTTGGATGTGGAATAAATGCACCATTATCTTTAAACCATTCTTTACTTTCTTTTTGCCAAGTTAAAGTTTGCAATACATGGTCTATATTAGGTTTGTGTTTTTTCCAAGCTATTTCAGCTTTACCTTTACCAACCTTTTTTGGATAAGTATTCCAAAACATATCAAACCCCATATCTATCTCTACTCTTACTCTACTCTTACTCTTACTCTCCTCTACTCTAGGCAACCGAATCGGCAACACTTCGGCAACATCTTGTAAAACAAATGATGACAACTGTTCTAACTGTTTGTTTATAAAAGATTTATCCTTTCTTAACCTAAAAGATATTTCATCAACTGGTGGTAAATTACCCTCATTTTCTGATGCTAATAACCACAATTCTATCAAGGTCGCTTTGTTGCTATCAGTTAAATTACTCCATTCAAAATCATCAAGAATTTTTCTGTACAACTTAATCCAAATAACATTTCTATCTGCCCTCAATGGTGGCTGAAACTCTTTCCAATTTTTTATTCTATACATCAAATCTCCTTTGTTTTTGTTTTAATCTTGGTAACTTTACGAATCTATCCAATCCTCTCTTTTAATTAAAATTTCTTCAGCTATTTTAAATGATTCGTCTGCTATCTCCTCCGCAGAATAACCATTAAAACTATCCTCATGTTTGTAATATTTTATAAACGCAGGTGCAATATGAGTTGCAATGTTAGTTATAAGCTCAATTACTTCAGGGTTTTGATTATTCAATTCACCATCCTCTGTGTACAGTGATACAATTTTTTTACTCATAGTCCTATCTCCTTTTTATATAAATATTTATACCACTTCCCCTTTTGCAGTAATTTTAACCTCTAAATTGTCTTTAATTCCTAGTAAAGTTTTAATCATAAAAACTCTAGCTGGTGGTAATTGTGCATCTGGATTTTTAGAATAATGTGCCACAGCTTGAACAGATAATCCTAAATGTTCTGCCATTTTTCTTCGGCTACCATCATATAATTTTATTGCTTGATTGTAAGTCATAACTTCCCCTTTAAATTAAAATGCTTGATTGCATTGAATACACAATATAATACTTTAAAAACATTTGCAATAACTTTTATAAAATAATTTGACATTATGTTTGGGAAGTGTATCATGGTGTTATCTTAATAACAAAGGAGATAAAAATGGAACAACAAGTAATGGAAGAAGCAAGTCAAATATTTGCAATAAATACTTTTTCAGATATTATTCTGGATTCTGGAGCTCATTCAGTTCTAGGTATGATTAAACAAATTAACCCAGATGCTTACCAAGAATTAGTTATGGCATCTAAAACAAAGGAGATATAAATGAAAGAACTTAAAGCAATTCAACAAGCAATTTCAGTTACAAAAAATCAACACAATGAGTTTGGTAAATTTAATTACAGAAGTTGTGAAGATATATTAGTTGCATTAAAACCTTTACTTGAAGAACAAAACGCAACTATATACTTAACTGATTCTGTACAAAACTGTGGAGATAAGTTGGCTTATGTTCAAGCAAGAGTGGTGTTTATGGTTGATGGTAAAGAAGACATGAAAATTACAGCACAAGCTCAAGCAGGTATTGACCTTAATCAAAAAGGTATGAATTTAAGTCAGAAATTTGGTTCTGCTAGTAGCTATGCAAGGAAATATGCTTTAGCAGGTTTATTTTTATTAGATGATAATAAAGACCCAGACTCTCAAAACAATAAAGATTTAGAAGCTACTGCAAAAGAAATTATAGATAATGGAGATTTTTTATAATGGAGCAGCGAACTGAAGAATGGTATCAAGCAAGATTAGGAAAGGTTGGAGCTAGTGAAATAGCAAAAATTATTAACAAAAAGAAAGATGGTAGTCCTTACCAACAAGAAGAAGATTTGTTAATACAAAAAGTAGCTGAACGATTGACTGGCAAAAAAACTGATACATATACTAATTTAGCTATGCAAAACGGAATTGATAGAGAGCCAGATGCTAGAAAATTGTATGAGTTAGTGACTAAAAATAAGGTTGAGGAAGTAGGTTTTATTCCTCACCCTACTATTAAGATGTCAGGATGTAGTCCAGATGGTGTGGTAATTAATCAAGCAAGTTTGCCTACATATGTATTAGAAATAAAATGTCCTTCTGACACTACCCATACTAAAACTTTGATGGATAAAAAATTACCATCACAATACAAACCACAAGTGCAGTTTCAAATGGCTTGTACTGGAGCTATAAAAGCTGACTTTGTATCTTACAATCCAAACTTTGAACCTAAACAACAATTGGTTCTAGTAGAAGTAAAAAGAGATAATGAATACATTGAAAAGATGGAAACATCATTAAAAGAATTTTTAACCAAAGTTGACGATATGGTCAACGAAATTAAGGAGAAGTAAAATGGCACAAGAGTATGACAATAGAAACACATGGGTTCTATTTAAGAATGATAAAGGAGACAACCCTAAAAGACCTGATTACACTGGAACTGAAATTGATGCTAATGGTGTAGAACATAAGATTGCTGGTTGGATTCGTGAGTCTTCTAAAGGTACAAAGTTTATATCAGGAACTAGACAACTTAAAGAAGAAGAACAACCAAAACCGAGTCCTAAACAAGCTCAAAGTTTTGATGATTTAGAGTCTGATGTACCTTTTTAATGTATTACTAGGAGTAGCTCTTGTAGTAATGGGAGCTACTGTTTTAGCAATATGGATTTGTCTTATTTATATTTTAATTGATAAAGGAGTAAAGTATGTTACAAAATGGAAATGAATTAACTAAACAAGAAAGTAGAGTATTAGATTTTTTAAAACTAAAAAGCAAAATTAACCCATTAAGTTCTTGGAGATTTTGTGGTGTTTATAGATTAAGTGCAGTAATATTTAATTTAAAAGATAAAGGTTATGACATTAAAACTAACAGAGTTGCTAGAAAAAATAAATTTGGTGAAAAGTGTCATTTTGCAGAATATAAGTTGGAGGGTTAAATGAAATTATTATTATTAATGTTGTTAAGTGGTTCTATAAATGCAGAAAGTGTTTGGACTGATGATGGCTCATTAGTTATTATTGATGCACCAGATTCAATTGTGTATATAGACAATGAGGGTTCAGTGAATTATGATGTTGAAGTATCTGATAATGAACAAACATTTATTTATGGAACTGATAAATTAACAGTTTGTCAGCCTACTGCAAATGGTAGTATTTGTTTTTAAGGGAGACATTTTATGGATGTAGATGATGTTCCAATGATAGAAGTTTTTGTAGCCAAGAATGGTTATTTGATTGTAGATGAACTTGGTGAAACTTATGTTGCTTTAGAGTTAGAAGATATTACAAAAGCTATTTCTATTATTATTGAAAAGAAAAAAAGAAAAGATTTGCTAATGCCAGATGAGTATATTGATGACCCATTAGTAGATGAAGGTTAATTTAAACAAACCACACCTATGCCATGTGTGTAAAAAACAAGGTAAGTTTTTTTATAAAAAATGGTGGTGTACTTATAATAAATATTTAGAAGGAATTTGTAAGAATGGAAAAAGGGAAAGAAACATTAAAGAAAAATAAAGAGCAATGGAAAGAACATAAATATATATGGGAAGGATATACATATTTTTTAATGAGTAAAGGAAAAGAATTTCACATTGTTCATGAACCATCTGGAAAAATTGTAACTAAAGGAGAGTTATGAAATACGAAAAATTAAAAAATCAAACTAACTTACATTGGTATGATTTAAAAGATGGAAGGAAATTACAAAGGTTTCAAATATCAGAAATGATTTATGCTTTGTTTGATGGTGGAAAAGAATTAACTATTCAAGATGTAGCAGATAATATAGGTATTGAAGAAACTACATCAGCACATATTATTAGGAGTTTATGTATTAAAGATTTATTAGTAAGAAGAAAAACTCAAAGAAACACTGTATATTCCAAGAAGATTGATTGTGCATTAGCTACAATGTTTTACCCAAAAGAAATATTAGATAACTTTAAAGTTAAAAGTAAAAAATCTCATAAAATGGATGATGGAAAAAATGTATCATATCCACAAGGCACACCTCATATGTATAGAACTGTAAACACTGTTTATGAAGGTGGTGAGTGAGGATTAGTCGTCTCATGACTATCCTAGATGATTGGTCTAGGTGGATGAAAGTAGATAAACATGGATTAGGTTATCCAAGCAGTACCAGTTATTTTTCTACTGGTGGTGAGTCTACATCAGAAGTATTTGAGGATATGGTATCTAAAACTGATATGAATAATATTAAGATTGTTGATGCTGTAATAGATGGACTTCCTGATATTCAAAAATCAGCAATTTACTATCGGTTTCTTAAAGGAAACAAACCTATGTTTTATGAAAAAAATTTAGATTTAGCAATGGATAATTTATTAACGATTGTAGGTCAAAGAATTTACGCATAAAAAAAGAGAGCCGAAGCTCTCTAATTTTTCCTAGTTAGTTAATCAGCTCTACTTTGCACATAAGCATTTTCAATGCCTAACTTTTTAAGTTCATCAACTATGGCATGAGCACCTTGAAGTTTTAAATCCATGCTTTGACCATAATGACCAACAACTTGGTGTACATTTAAATCTACTACTTTTGGTTTCCAACTTTTCTTAAAACCTATTGCCATTAAATCTTTAGCAAGTTTACTGTTAGTTCTAGTCACAGGAACTTCTACCCAAGCAAAGCCACAGTATGCAGGTTCACCATGTGAGTTAAAATATCTTTCCTGACTAAACTGACTAGCAAAAGCTAGTTGGTCTTTAATAATTTCAGCGTTTTTTCTAATATCCATAATTTCTCCTTATTTATTAACAACAGATACATAATAACAGCTCTAATATAAAAGTAAAGTATTTTGTTAAAAGACTTGCATTATTCGTTCAGTTTGTTATTATGTATATGTAAGTTGATTAACAAAGGAGATAAAGATGGAAAAGATTGTAGAAAGAGGTTACATTGCTTGTTGTTTGTGTGGTGATATTGAGTTTGGTTTTGGAAACAATGTTGAGCCAATTCCAACAAAGTTTAGAAAGTGGAACAGTGAGGGTAGATGTTGTAAGAGGTGTGATAACAAGTTTGTGATTCCTTACAGAATTGCTTTGATTGGTAAAAAAAGAGAGGAAGCTGCGGCTTCTTCATAAGGGGAGAAAAATAATGGATAGAGAATATGAAAGAAGTTTGATGTACATTGCAGGTATGTTGTCTGATGTACAAGAGTTACTAGGTGAGGAACTCAATGGTGAAGACAACGAAGGTTGGGTTGCACCGAACAATGCAAAGATGGCTACTAAAGTTCTTAACAATGCAAAGAAATTAATCTTTGCAAAAATTGAATCAGGAGATTAAATAATGAACCCAATGAGAGATATTAATAAATCAAAAGGGGAATGCCCTAACCTCACTTGGTCGGGCAGACCATCGGAAACTACACCAAAAACTAAATGTGGCTCGACAGGGTGGTATGGCGAACCTGTCGCATGTCAGGCGTGTGAGGCAGAATATGCCGTTGTTGCACCTCGCCCGTATTACCCCGAAGATGACTATGATGATGGTATTTTATAACTTAAAAATACTTGTAAAAAGACTTGCTATTTACTGTAGATTTGCTATTATATGTATGTAGGGTTAATAACAAAGGAGACAAGAGATGGAAAAAATACTGGTTGAAGGGTTGGTTTTTTGGGGTGGTTTGGCTGTTGCTTGGGTTGCGTTGGTTATTGAATTGGGAGCTGTCTAATGGAAAAATTTGTGCCTGAAGTAGTGCCTTTTGAAGAACCTTTTTCTGAAGCATTGCTGTTTTTAGGAGTAGTTGGTTTAGTTTATGGGTTTGTTCTAAAATTACTAGGAGCTGTGTAATGGAAAAATTTTTGAGTGATGATGTATGGAAAAAATTGAAAAAAAAGATTGCGAAAGAGGAACATTTAGAATATATAAAAATGAGAAAAGAATTATTAAAGTTAAATAAAATTCACGGTGTTACAGTAGCTGTGATTACAAAAGGAGAGTAGATATGGCTAAAGTAACAAGAGCGACTTTAAAATCATTTATTAAAAATAATATTGATAATTTATATATTAAAGTAAATTCAAAATTTAATGGGATGGTAGATTGTGTAATGCCTGTTGATGAAAAAGAATATAGCGTTGCAAAAAAAACAGAATCTAGCTTATACAATACATTAGGTATTAATGGTGCTTGGTTTGTTGGTGGGTCAAGAGATTATTTTACAAAAATAGAAAATGAATCTTTTGAGGGTTATGAAGTTTATAACTGTGTAGGTAGTTTTGAACTAGCAGTAAAAAAGTAGGTAAACTAACTAGGTTAATCAAGCTCCTCAAAAGGGAGCTTTTTTAA